CCTATTAATCCGCCTGTCGATCCTATTTCAGCCCCATCAACTATACACTCAGTAAATGTACACTTGGTGGAGCTGCCGGGTACTGCCCCCGGGTCCAGCTCGTCGTTTAGCTTGCTTCAACGTTACGTACTATTTATATAGTATAACATCACTACATAAACATGTCAAGTTGTTTTTCTACTTTCTCTGAAGTTTCTTCTTGTTCAGGTCGAATAGGTTCTAACCAAGTATCAGCAATGTATGCCTTTGGACTTGGTCCTAATTGAATTGTAATATCATCACCTTCGATCCACCAATAGTGATCGTGTACAATGCAAGTACAAGTCATCCCAAGAGCTTCAAACTGTTCGCCTTGTTTAAACTTACCAATGTACTCAACTACCTTTACAACTCGCCCAACATTGTCTGGGTTTACTGAATGTATGATTCGAGCAAAGTCGCCTTGTTCACATTTCATTTATCGAGTAGTCCTGCTTTGTCTTGGGTTGTCTTGGTTTGTTTGTCGTACTTTAGGACCATTGCTGATAGCTCGTCTGACTTAATTAGCCAGCCGTCTTCATTTACAATAAACACATCACCCGGACTGTATAAAGGATTTTCTTTTCTATCTTTTGACTTACCGTCTTTAGATAACCCCATTACTTCGCCTGGCCAGTCGCCTTCTACACGAAAGCCTCCACCCGGCAAGCTATTAATTGTATAATCTACCCACATCATAATCTTACCACCATCCTAATGTCCTTCCATTTCCTGCTACAATCATACAACAAGTAATAACATGAAGTACGATCCAAAAAGATCGAAAAGCCAGAGCCTTCTTTACATCGCGTTGTGATATAGGAAGAAACTCTGGCTTATCATTGTCTGTAAGTCCAACGGGCATACCAACGGTCCTAGCCCAAGTTCTGAGCCAGCGCCTCTGCCCGCTCATTACATGTCGTTCTTTTTATCTTGAATTTCAGCTCTGCGTGACTTAGTAAGTTTACCTAGATCACCTAATGCTTTACGAGCTCTAGTCGCTGCCGCCTTAACGCCTTTGTCATCAAAAGTTTGTGCTTCTGTTAAGTAGTTGTTAAATGCTTGTACGATTTGTTCATGTTGTGATAATTCACTCATATTCATTCTCCTTAGTTATGTTATGTTATTATATTATACTTGATTTTGTTGACAATGTCAACCTTTTTTTAGTCGCCAACGTTTACGTTTGCACTTCCTGTAGAAGTATGTTTACACGTAGCAAGGTCACCTGCGTTTACAACAGCAACTCCGCCAATGAATACATTGTTAGAACCTGCTATCATAGTTGGTAACGGAGTTCCTGAATGCACTCCTCCTGGAGGATGCCCTGCTACATCGTCGCCGTCAACAATAACTAGTTTGTTGTTTGCGAATACAGTAGTTTGACTTGGAATTAAATCTCCAACTGCTGTGTCGTTGTCTCGACTAATTCCTGGCATTATATTGCTATTCCTGAAGTTGTAGCAACATATTGCTTACTAATTTCATCCTGTGTTTTAGACACACACGATACAGAGTTAGCACGTAACACAAATTTATTATCTGGATTTACACTAAACATATATGGAGCAAGTCCTAGGCCTTCTGCGCCCATAATAAGCACCATTGGCTTCTTAAGAGTAAATTGTGTGTCATTCTCTTCAACTAAACGAGCAACAATTTCTTCGCCCGAACTTAGTTTCAAAGAGACAGTGTCTCCGTTTTTGTATGGTATTTCAATTAACATTTATAATGTCCATCCTGTTCCGTTATAATTAGTATCTTCTAGGTATGCACCTAGCTTGTCGTACCCACCGATATTTTCATTGTTTACTTTAATCTGTGGAAACGTTCTTGCTCCTGGAAACTTTTCCAGTACTTCTTCTCGAGTAAAGTCCGTACCTAATTGTTTATAGGTATACGCTAACTTTCGAGACTCGCACAGTGCCTTTGCTTGATCGCAAAATGGACACGCTGGTTTACCCCAGATTTCGATCACAAGCTAAATCCTTTAATAGAGTCTGTAGTTACGTCTTGTTTGATGCCGCCAATAATATAACTCTCTACTTCTGTTTCTTGTGGCGCTACTTGCAAGCCTGAACTTGACAACCAGTGCTGTGTCCACGGAAGCGGATTAGTGTTTACTGGAGCATCAAAGATAGCATTGTATCCTAGTGCTTTGAGTCGACGGTTAGCAATGTATTCTACATATTGATTAAGCAGTTGAGCATTTAAGCCAATCATTGATCCGTCTTTAAACAAGTACTCGGCCCAGTCCTTCTCTTCTTCAACACATTCGCGCCATAACTCGTATACTTCTTCTTCACACTCTTTAGCAACTTCGGCCATCTCTGGATCGTCTTTGCCTTGAGCCCATAGTTTCAATACGTGTGTTGATAACGCTAGGTGCTGTGCTTCATCACGAGCAATAAGACTAATAATCTTAGCACTGCCTTCCATTAGCTTTAGTTCTCCAAAGCCAAACGTGCAAGCAAAACTTACATAAAAACGCAAGCCTTCTAAGATATTAACTGTCATCATTGCAAGGAATAGTTTCTTCTTAACATCATGTAAGCTACCTTCACCTCTGTGATTGTATGCATCAGCTGCTTCAGTAAACTCGTCATAGTGCTTAGTAACACTAGTTGCACGAGCAATAATCTTTTCGTCGTCTAAAATAGTATCAAACACTTCACCAGGATCAGCATACACATTCTTCATAATATGTGTGTAGCTACGTGAATGGATTGTTTCAAAGAAGTCCCAAGTAACAATACATCCTTCTAGTTCAGGAAGTGAAACGTGCGGCAAAAATGCTAGACACGGACCACGTCCTTGGACACTGTCAAGTAGTGTTTGATATTTTAAATTAGCAGTAAAAATATGTTTCTGCTCTGGGCGAAAGTTAGCAAAGTCAGAACGATCTTTCTGCAGACTTACTTCTTCAGGGCGCCAAAAGTAACCAAGCATTGTTTGGTTAAGTTTGTCAAACACAGGAAACTTAAACGTATCGTAACGCTGTGTGTTCTGATCTTCACCAAAGAACATGTTCTGTTTAGTGAAGTCTACTTTTTCTTTATTAAATACAGTCTTTGCCATCTTATTTCCTTATTGCTTACTATACATTATAGCACCTAGGTGCTACGCTGTCAACCTTTAAATTGCGCAACTATCACAAAATTCGTCTTCGTCGTCTACTAATACTGATAATGTGGCAGGCGCTGTTTCGGCAACATTATCATGCCATCCTAAAGGATGTGCTGGCACATCGTCGTCTGTCTTATAGTCGTATGTGTTTTGATAATAGGATGTCTTCCATCCCATCTTGTATGTTGTTAACAAGTCGTTTATCATTACGCTCATTGGAACTTCATTGTTCTCAAAGTGTGTAGGATTGTAACTCCAGTTACCGCTAATAGCTTGATCAAAGAACTTTTGCATTACTGCTACTACATTGATATAACCTGTATTGCTAGGCATGTCCCATAGTAATGTATAATGGTTCTTTAGTGTATTATACTGTGGAACAATCTGCTTAAGAGGCCCTTTCTTGGACTTCTTAACGGACAAGTATCCTCTAGGTGGTTCGATTCCGTTTGTTGCGTTCGACACAACGGAGCTGCTTTCTGAAGGCATTTGTGCGGACAAAGTGCTGTGCCTGAGGCCGTGTTCTTTGATAGATGCCCGTAGACTATCCCAATCATAATTTAACTTGTGCTCCACAATAGTATCAACATCTTTCTTATAAGTGTCAATAGGCATAATGCCATCGCTGTATTTAGTGCGGTGGAAGTATTCACATGGGCCGCGTTCTTGTGCAAGTTTGTTACTTGCACGAAGTAAGTAATACTGGAATGCTTCTGACAAGTTATGCACTAAGTTCCATGCTTCTTGGTCGTCATATTTTGCTCTGTGCTTTGCAAGATAATGTGCTAGGCCAATATAACCTATGCCTAAACTGCGTCTTGCTTTTGTACTAATCTCAGCAGCTTTAATAGGATATTTTTGGTAATCAATAATTTCTTCTAGTGCTCTTACTGCTAGTTCACATAGTTCTTCTAAGTCGTCTAGCTCTTTAATTAGTCCTACATTAATAGCACTAAGAATACATAACGCAATTTCACCATCTGGATCATCAATGTGCTCTAATGGTTTAGTAGGCAATGTAATCTCTTGACACAAGTTACTCATATAAACTTTGTCTTTAAACGAACTGTGTGTATTACAGTGATCAACATTCATAATGTAAATGCGCCCTGTCTCTGCACGTTCTTTAATTAGAGCA